TCGGCATGAGCTATGCAGGAAAAATAGTGGTATGTTACACTATCACGCCATTTTTGTTGTATAGACCCTTTGAAATGTTGCGCAATTATGTGAATTATGAGAAGGTGCCTGTAAAACTAGTGGGCTGTGGGCGCGACAAGGATTATCCGCATGATGGTATTACACACTGGGCAGAGGACGATGAGAAGATAATGCGGACAGCTTTTCCAAATATCGGATTTCATAAGCCTGAGGAGCTTACTCGGGAATGTGTAAAAGGGATTCTGTATAGTGCTTCGCCAGAGTATCTGAATGTGCGGAGGAATTGATTTATGCCCTGGGGTCTAAACTTCTTCTGCGCACCTATAAGCAAATGCCACAGGCGGCCGCAGCAGCTGCCGTGTTCAATACGCGTAGTGTAAAAGGGGATGTTACGTTTACGAACAGGGGTTCTAGCGTTATTATAGAAGCGGTGTTCACAAGGTTGCCTGTAGGTGAGCAGGGCTTTCATATTCATCGGGCGGGTGATTTGCGCGGAGAAGGATGTAAGGGGGCCTGTGCGCATTTCCACAAGGGGGAGCAACCTGGCACACACGGTGGTCCACCTGGTTCTAAGGGTCCTAGACATACGGGTGATCTGGGAAATATCTCTGGGGCGGGCACCTATGTATATACATTACGAGGCGTATCTGCAGAGGAACTGTTCGGCCGTTCTCTTATTGTGCATGAAGATGCGGATGATCTTGGGCTCGGTGAAAAAGAGGATTCATTGACGACTGGGCACTCAGGCCGGCGGATAGCTTGTGCTGTTATTGGGCGAACCATGGAATCGTGTTAGGTTCGCACAGAATCCCTCTCTAGAAGATGGGGGGACCATTGAATAGAATTAGCGTGGAGCGCGAGAATCTCTCGTGCTGAGACAAGATAGCGAATGTATTCTGCATCTTCTAAATGTAGAATACAGTGGGTCGTGTTATTCCAACCATAGTAACGAATATGAATCGTGCTGTCTTTAGAACCATATGCTACGATTTGGGAAATATAGGATGGGTTTGGGATATTACTTGATGCGCGTTTGTAGAGCCAGTCATTGTTCTCCTTCTTTGTAAAGATACGATCCTGGAAGATTTTTATATTCCCTTCAATCGTGCGTCCGTATTTTTGAAAGCAGAATGTGCCTACCCATACCTGAAGAAGGTCGGGCTGTGTCTCGTTAGATAGTAGAATCACTTTGCGAAACTCATTCGCCAAGTAGCCGAGGACCAGAGCTACGAGGAAAGAATAGAGGCCAAATAGAGATAAGCTATATTCACCAAGATGTTCTTGGATGAATACAATCACTGCTTTCGTCTGGGGCGAGGGGACAATGAGGGAGTTCATTATGTCGTTGCTAGGGACATGTGCTATGGCGTGCGAGGGGATTCAAATTTTAGAAATACGAATTGCGTTTGATGAGCTTCCGTCCCTTGGGAGAGTCAATGGGAATTGTGCCAACATCTGCCTCGATAGAAAGCTCTACGTAGCAACCAATAGTGGGCTCGCGCGCAATCTTATTATAATCATAGTGTAGCTGGCGAATGTGCTTGAAGCCACAGCGAAGATAATTCTCCATTACGTAGGGATCACGCAGTGCCACCGTGCTTGTGCGTGCAATGCGGAAACGGTCTACATAACTATACCATGTATTGATGGGGCCTGGGGGACTATACACAATATACATTTACTGTTATATTTATCTATAAACGCCTTTAAACATTCTTCCTAAATATAATCATTATATATGGAATGATGCCTCGGGTTTCGTATGAGTTTATCTTCTGTATAGTCGTATCTTTTTATAAGGCAAACACCTTCTTTAATTTGTATACCCATATCTTCAATGGCTAGAATAGCAACTTTTCCCTTAGGGTGTGAAAAATGAATAAAGCGAGAAACATTGCTCATATGATCAAGGACTATGAAATCCGCGGTTTGACAAATAATAATACCTACCAACATTTCTTCCACATGTTCACGCATCTCGGCGTTTGTATAATCCATCAAAGGTTTTTGGGGAAGATTTGTAGAAAGATACTGCAAATTCTGCGAATATACATATCTTTTATTATTATGCTGATACGAAAATGAACGACCTTTTGTCATATCTAGTGGTGTGAAGAACATTCCGAACTTTGTTTCAGGGCAAGTAGTGACCACACGGATAGTGGTATTAATGGAGTGTATAATACCCTTGAACTCCAAGAATGCCCTATAATCATCTGTCTGGACAAAAATCGCGGTTGGATCTTTTGATAATGCAAGATGCGCATAAAATTCCACAGGAATGAACAAAGATTCTCCTAAAAGTTTATCGCCTCTGCGAATAAATACGGCCACGAATCTATCCAGGCCAAGTTCTGTTTGAAGTGCGCGCGCTTTTTCTAGGAGATACGGTTGAAAGATAAAGAGCTCTTTTATCGATTGTTTATATTGTGCAACAGTGAATTGGCGTATTTCTTCCCCGTCTATGGAGATTTCTGGAAAGGGGCCACCACCTTCAGGCTTCTCGGCCATAGTTGTGAAATAGTCTGACCAGCCGAGAGTATGGCCAAAGGTCCACTCCGATGAATTTAAATACAGTTTCACGCCTTTCTGTTTGCATACCATATAGCTCTCCAAGAGACGGAATGCATCTGAGAAAAATCCTAGAGTGCCTTTTCTCAGGAAGAATTCCATTATGAGTTATTGGGATGGGGTGTTTATATGGTTTTTTCGATACCGCCGTTTACGCATAGTTTGAAGAAAAGTATCTATGCGTTTCTGCGCAGAATCCTTCGGCGAAGACTTAACATCATTACACAGTGCTGTAAATTGATCATCTATCATAGATGATTTATACGCTTCGTAAAAGTTTTCTGTGGAATTACTCATAATTGCGTAATAAACTGTGCTCGCCTTCCAGTAAGTGCGAGGCTCTTTTACCTGATTTATAGGTTTCAGAGGATTCTTGGAGATGGGCACGGAGGCAAACTCTTCATAGGAAGGATATGCCTCAGAAATATCTTTACACTTTTGTAAAAGGTCTAGGAGACTCATTTCATTCTTCATACTATTACAAGAACCACAACATGGCCTAGATGTTTCAATTGTATATTTGCGTATAGTATTATCCACACGATCCAAGCCGATTCCTTTTGCCGACTGGAATCCACATAGATAGCATGGAGAACGACTCAACCAATCCCATTGTTCCTGGGTAATTTCAAACTCTAATTTACGTCCTTCTGCCTCCTTTTTATATGCTAAATAGGTATGATATGATGTCCTAGAATAATAGAGTGACCATTTATTATAAAAAGCCTTCGAGGGATTCATGTGTTTTGCAATGATCTTACACTTTTCTATGAAAAAGGCGGGGTGATAGAAATGCTTCATCCTATTACACGTCCAACATGCGGGCACGCAGTTTTCTTTCGTATATCCAATATCATTATTTATCCTGTCAATACCCACAGCTTCTGATTCTGTTTTTAATTTACAGTAATGGCAAGGACTCGTAACAAGTTCTTTGAACTCATCAAAGTTTATCTGGAAGTCGCCGTAACCTCTAACTAAAGATTTGGTCACATGGCTTTTATAATAAGTATCTAAGTTATCTATGCGTTCTTTCTTATAATTCCTCGCACGATCTTCGCGCTTCTTATCACATTTTGCCTGTTTTTCTAAGCATTCTTTACAATGCATAGAATCTTTTCTGCGCCCTGTTTGAAATGATTCAAAATCTTTTGTACACTTTACACAGGATCTTGTAGTATTATTCGTAGTTTGTGCAACCGCAATGAGTTGTTTGCGAGATTCGTAGCGTTTATTATCTGTTTCCCTTGTCTTTTCTAGACAGCTTTCACATGTCTTCTTAGATCCATCCAGGACAGTAAAACATCCTCGTGCGATATCACAAAATACGATACCCTTCTCCTTTTCTTCCGAATAATAAATATCTCGCAGATGTTTCTTACAGTATTCATCATTCGTTTTGAATGTACACCCTTCATGTTTACAGTCATTCTCCTTCTTCATAAGCCTTGTCCTACAATCTTCACAAGAAGTCATTCCATCTTCTAAGACTTGATTGCTACAACCTCTGAAAAAGAACCTACACCACTTCTTACCTTCTGCCAGGCCATCATCATATACCTTATTTCTCTGGTGGCGTCCACAATACATTGTAGAATTCGGGGGGAATTTACAGCGGTTTCCTTTTCTAGGACCTTCCTGTATGGTTGCTTTACACGTTTCCATTCTATAATAGAAATGTATAAAGTGTTTAAGGTGTCCACGGCTTCCTGCCGGGGTTTAACCCGACGAGGAGTTGCCGTGGACATGCTCACATGCTAAAATGAATATAAATCGTAATCCATGACGTGTTTGTGTCATAAGGGTCTTTAGTTGCTGTAAGCCAACCCGCCCATTCCTGACATCACGCGGAGCACATTGTAGTTCGTCGCATACACACGCACCTGAGAGCTCGTCGCAGAGCCCACAGAGTTGTTGGACACCGTCAGCAGGAGCGTCGTGTTGTCAATGCGAGACAAGTTGCAGGTGCCGCTGGGCTGGTGCTGCTCAGGGGAGAGCGCGAAGGAATACACGTTGATGCCCACCGCCGGCACGTTGGTGTGGTGCTGGTAGGGCTGCACCAGGTTGAAGTAGTCGCCCTCGCGCACCGTGAAGCGGTCGTGGCCGTTCAGCTGCAGGAGCGCCGTCACCACGGGGTTCTTGCCCGCCATGCCCTCCACGCGGGTCACGGAGTAGCCAGACTCCAGGCACGCGCGGTCCCACCAGTCGGAGTAGTTGAACGGCTGCTGGCCCTTCCAGGGGTTCACCACCGCGTCGTCGCACGACACGAAGGAGTCGCGCTGCACCACCCACACAAGCTCCTTGCAAGGGTGGTTGAAGTTCAGCTTCAGCTTGTTGGAGGAGGAGTTGATGGACTCCGCGCCCGTGAACTGGAGCACGTCGATCAGGTACTCGTGGGACACCTGGGCGAACTTGCGGCGCTCGTCCGTGTCCAGGTAGATGTAGTCCACATACAGAGACGCCGCCACCAGGTTGGCCGCGTTCACGCGGTCGCGCACCACGTGCACGTTGTTGGAGCCGTTCTGGGGCGCATTGTCCCACACCAGGTTGTTCAGGTCGTTGAACTGCAGGTTGATGCGCACCTCGTGGTACTGGAGAGCGATCAGGGGCAGCGCCAGGCCAGGGTTGCGGCAGAACCAGAACTGCAGGGGCACATACAGCGTGTACTCGGGCGTGCAGCCCAGGAGCTCGCCAGATGAGTTGGGCTCACCGCCGGCGCAGTCGTTGTCGCAGTCCTCGCCGCCCTGCACGATCAGGTTCGTCAGGTGAGGCACGTTGCCCACCATCTTCGCGTAGCCCGCCTGCTTGCCAGGCTCCTGGGTGAGCTCATTCCAGATGTGGAGCCAGTCACCGTAGTGCTTGTCAATGCGCTGGCCGCCGATCTGGAGCTCAACCCAGTCAACCAGGTTGTGGCCCACCCAGTTCAGCCAGCGGAACTGGGCACCAGAGCCGTCCGTGGACAGCAGCTTCACGGAGGGAAGCGTGGCCTGGAGATACATGCGGTAGATCAGATCACCGTTGCGCTGGATAGTGCAGGTCACCTGGTTGCCGAAGCGGGGGTTGCCGTTGAAGGGGTTCTCGATGGACTCCATCGCGAAGTTCGTGTGGCGACGGTACACCGCCTTGAAGAAAGTAATCTGGGGGTTACCCGTCAGGTAAACATCCTGGGCGCCGTAAGCTACGAGCTGCATGAGACCACCACCTGTCATTTTGTTATACCCCTAATTTAGAAAAAAAATCTGCCGGAGAGGAGTTCCTACAGTATTTGCAGAAAATTTCGCAGCTGCCTAAAGATCGCCTGGTTGGAATAAATAATGACGCAAACACCTAAAGAAGGACTCTTTACAGAGCTTTTTCACCGGAGACCCGTAGAACCTGTCCTCGTTCGCCAAGTTCTCGTTGCGTTTGAAAAAGAGGTGGTAGCCCTGGCGTTTTATTGGTTGGGCCTCGGGTATAGAGCAGGATATCATACAATTATTAGGGAAGTGTTAAAGGGGGTTTATAGTTTGGCTGAGAAAGCATTGGTCCAGGTGCCCGTATACGGAACATGGGGAGATCTGTGGGATTTGTATGGAATATCGGAAGCTGGGGATGAAGTGATTGATTCTGTGGTCCTTGGACAATTTTCGGAAGACCAGGAATCGGAGAACCCGAGCCAGTTCGTAAAATGCCTTCCTGTGGATTTGAAGAATCCTTTGACGAAGCGTTTTGCTCGCCTCCTCTTTCCGTTGACGAAGGACAGCCATAAAATGCGTAGATATCGTAAAGCCGTTTCGTGCTTGAAGCGATTCTCTGCCACAGCAGAGCCGGAGAGAAGAATATTTTTAGAAGGGGGGTCTTCTTTTGCTGATATATTCCTAAAGAACGTTTTACACCCCTTAGAATTAATTCATGATATAGAATCTATGGGCACTATGAAATTTTCTGATGATATTCTATTTATTTGTGATTATAGCGAATCTATGTGTGGAAAGCCTATGGATATATCATTGGCCCTTGGCATTATTAATAGTCGTATATTGACATTTGAGAAGCAACCTAGGTGGCACATATTCAGGGAAGAAGATAGTATACAAAAGAAGATTCTTTCTACTTGCGATATTAATAAGTCATCGCAGACAGATTTTAATATTGCATATTATGTTATTCTAAAAGAAATCCTTTGTGGTAAATTAACTGTTCCTAAACAATTGCTTGTAGTTACCGATATGGATTATAGAGATGCTTGCGCTTCCGTATTTGATGTAAAAGGGGTTCGTGAGGGGTTTACCAAGGCGGGTTATGAGGCGCCTCTCCTTATTATTTGGAATGTGAGCAGAGCTTTTTGTGGTGCTTATGCTGTGGTATGTGAGGAAGGAGTTGCACAGATGTATGGATGGTCAGATGCAATGTGGAAGATGTTAGAGAGGGGTGTGATTAAGGTTATTATGCCAATGGAACTTGTGCGGACTGGGCACTTAGTATAGAGATATTCCAATACAATTATGAATTGTGCGGTCTGGGCACTTAGTATAGAGATATTCCAATACAATTATGAATTGTGCGGTCTGGGCACTTAGTATAGAGATATTCCAATACAATTATGAAAGTAGAAGGGGTTTCTTCATGGTTTATAAGATTTGTCTAAATATATTGAAAATAAATGGCAACACATTTTTTATACGAGCAAGGGCACAAGTCTCTCAGCAATTCGCTTAACGACTGGAACAGATACAGCATTGCCGGCGAGCTTGTAGAGATTCGCGTCAGATAGTGCAGGCAACACGTAGTCCTGCGGAAATCCCTGGAAGTTGAAACACTCCCTGGGCGTAAGCTTACGAATACCCTTGCTATCCAGGATGATGGGCACATTGTGTCCACCACCACCCATGTTTGCCGTGAGTGTAGGACAAACCTTGCTCTTGTTTTCACGCACATATACGCGCCTGTATTGATAAATCGTGAGGGGTTTCGTCACCGCATCTTTTAAGAGAGGCCAGGCACTAGAGGTGTCCTTGTAGTAGTATTTTGCAGGAACCTCTGTCTCTAGCATCTCGGCAATAGGTCTCTTCTCCATCTTTGGGAAATCCAAGTTGAATTTGTCATAAATCGCCTTGGATTTTAGACACACAATATAAATTCGCTCCCTGTGTTGAGGAATGCCCGTGACATCTGAGGTATTGAGGACCTTGTGGCAAATGTGGTATCCACGTGTTTCCAGCTCAGTGCGAATAGTCTGGAATGTCTTCTTGTCATCGTGGGTGACAAGATTCTTCACATTCTCCAGAACCACACAGCGGGGCTGATGATAGTCAATAATCGCCAGAATCTTCCAGAAGACGTTGGAGCGCTCGTCATTGAAACCCTCTTGATAGCCAGCAATACTGAATGGTTGGCAAGGAAATCCGCCGGTCAGAATATCATGTGGAGGAATATCTTCCACCTTGATGTCGTTTAGATTTCCTAGAGTAAGTTTGTGGTTGAAATTTGCATCATAGGCCTCCTTGGAGTGTTTCACCATGTCATTTGCAAATGACACGGTGACCGCATTTGAGGCACTGAAGGCTAGACTAAATGCACCCGTGCCGGCGAAGAGATCCACCATTCTTAGAGAAGAAGGTGCTTGCTCTTGACCAGAAGGCTCATCTAGTAGTTTCACAAGTTCCTCCTTCTTCTTTCCACTATACCCTTTTACACCCTTCTCCTTACAAAGCGCAATAAGTTCATCGCGCGTCTTATCCATTTTCATTAGGACTATATGTATTTGTATATGGGCTGGTCAATTTTATAAAGCCGACCTAAACTGGTCCCTGTCCTTGGATTAGAATGAAGCCTACAAGAACAACATTAGATAATTTACACCATATTCAGGTTGGTAATTTACAAAGAGAAAAAGAGGAAGTTGAAAATATGACAAATAAATTATCAGTTCTAAAAGAACGAATAGAAGCATGCACAGATGTTGTGGAAAAGACTAAATTAGAAGATGAATATGAGAATTTGAGAAAAAAGAGGGATGATTGGAGAGAAAATAAACCGATGTATGATTATTTTTTT